ACGCTTCCGTTGAAAGATGCCAGCGAGATGCTCATGGCTAATCAAATAAAACAACTAATCAGCAGTGTATATAACGCCGCCGAAGAGCGGCCAGATGGAGTGATCAATGCGAATGAACTTTGGGAAGAAGTATCGAAACCTCAAATTATGGGTACGCCATATCCGTTTGAAAGCTGGAATAAAGTTCTTTTTGGTATCCATCCACGCGAAATTACTACGCTCACGGCTGGAAGTGGTTGCGGAAAAAGTACGATATCGGCTCAAGTGGCTCACCATCTGGCCGTTACACTAGATCATAAGATTGGGTATATCGCTTTAGAGGAATCCACATCGCAAACTGCGTTGAGGTTCATGTCTTTGACGGCTGGTAAAGCATTGCATATTCCCAATGATGCTACTGAAGAACAAAAACGAGCAGCGTTCGACGGCTCTGTCGGCAAGGGAAATGTCATATTGTATGATCATTTCGGTTCGCATGACAGTGACAGATTGTTGAACAAGATGACCTACATGGTTGTTGCGCTGGGCTGTAAGTTTCTTGTGTTAGATCACCTCACGATATTATTGTCGGGCGGTGAATTCATGGTCGAAGGTGGAGACGAACGTAAACAAATTGATTACGTGATGTCTCGATTACGTCAATTTACTGAGCAATATCAATGCTCTATCCTGCTTATCTCACATCTTAAACGAAGCGGTGGAGACAAAGGATTTGAGGACGGCGCTCTACCCGTTTTGTCTAGCCTTCGGGGTTCACAAAGCATCGCACAAATCTCAGATTCCGTGATCGCCGTCAGTCGCAACGCGTCGGAAGGTGAGAACACTTTGACCGTTCGTTGTTTAAAAAATCGCAGAACCGGAAAAACGGGGTTGATGGGATATTTAGCTTATGACGAAAGTACAGCACTCCTGTCTGAAGTAGAGCCAGACCCATTCGAAGATGTCACTGAGTTCTAATGAACTACGCTGCTCTCAAGAAAAAGCAGCGGCACCATCTTAAAGAAAAACTTATCGAACACATGGGAAGCCTTTGTGTCCGCTGTGAGTTGGAACATCCACTCGAATGTTTCGACTTTCATCACATCAATCCAACCACAAAATCATTTGAGATTAATCAAGATTGGCTTGTCAGAAAATCGTGGAAAGAAATTCTACACGAGGCCGACAAGACCATCTTGGTTTGCTCAAATTGTCATCGATCCATTCACGCAAACAATGAGGAAGCTTATTTTGACAACACTGATATGCGACATAGAGACGGACAATTTGATCCCAAACCTGACCAAGCTTCACTGTTTAAGTATTGGGACTGAAGTCCTTGACGACATTGAATTATATGCTGACCACCCCGGCTATAAGCCTGTCAGTGAGGGACTAGAAAGAATGCGGAAGGCTGATCGCTTAGTCTTTCACAACGGAGTCGGGTTCGATTATCCTGCGCTCTGCAAATTATACGGTGACGATGTCTTAGATCGTACAAAAATCTTTGACACACTAATACTCTCACGACTACTCGACCCGATCCTCCGTGGACATTCTCTCGGTGCGTGGGGTGAGCGGCTGGGCTTTGAAAAAGGATCATTCGACGATTGGTCTACGTTCACAGAAGAGATGGGAATTTACTGCATCCAAGATGTAGCTGTGTCGCAACGACTATATGCAGCACTGATGGCTAAGACTGATGTATCACTGGATGATGCACTAAAGCTCGAACATGACGTTGCATGGGTCATCAGTCTGCAAGAGCTTCACGGCTTCCGCCTCGACGTAGACGCTGCCACCGATCTGTCCGCAGAAATGCGACAAGAAATGGGTGACATAGAAGTAGAACTGCAAGAAGTCTTCCCGCCCAAAACCATTGAGCGTTGGTCTGAGAAGACAGGTAAACAACTCAAAGACAAAGTTGAGGTGTTCAATCCGGGGTCTCGTAAGCAGATAGCAGAAAGGCTTCACGATCTTTATAACTTTAAAGCTAAGGTGTTTACCCCCAGCGGGGCGGCACAGATAGACGAAAAAGTATTATCGACCCTGAAGTGGCCTGAAGCAAAGCTTCTAAGTCGTTACTTCTTCTACCAAAAACAGCTATCTCAGATTGCCGAAGGTGACTCTGCGTGGCTGAAGAAGGTAACGGACGATGGCTATGTGCATGGCGCAGTCAATACACTTGGGACTGCAACTTCTAGAATGTCTCATTTTTCCCCCAACATGGCCCAAGTTTCAAAAAAAGACCCAAGGATGCGCAGCGTCTGGCTCCCCGACAAGGGTCATGTGCTAGTCGGCTGTGATGCAGACGGTCTCGAATTAGTTTGCCTCGCTCATTATCTCGGATTGTTTGATGATGGCCGATACACTGATATCATTTTAAACGGTGATAAAGCATTAAAAACTGATGCTCATAGCATGACCGCAAAGCTTGTTGGTATTTCTCGTGATGCGGGAAAAGGTATAATTTATGCACTCATCTACGGATGTTCCGACAGAAAACTAGCGGAGATGCTCAAGTCTGCTGGCAGTCCTATCAAGTCTGGTAAGGTGGCCCGTGCCGCACTCAACGAAGGTATCGTTGGGCTGGGGAAACTAACTGATATCGTCAAGACTAAAGCTGAACGTGGCTTCATTCTAGGCATCGATAAACGTAAGGTTCCTATTCGGTCCCCTCACAGTTCGCTCAACTTTTTGCTTCAGAGTTGTGGGGCAATACTTATGAAAAAATCGTTGCAAATCTTTCACTTCGAACTCGCAGCTAATGCTGGTCTTGTTGTGAACGAAAGAACTGTTGGCTTCCATTACTGTGCAAACGTGCATGATGAAGTCCAGTTCAGTTGTCAGCCCGATCTCGCAGATCAGGTTGGCTCCCTCTTCGCAAAATCAATCACGCTTGCTGGCGAACGTCTCGGTCTGAGATGTACGTCAAGTGGTTCTTATGATGTCGGCGCTTCGTGGCTCGACACACACTAAAGGAAATCAACATGACAACTGCATTGGTGGATGCCGATATCGTAGCCTTCAAAGCTGCGGCTAAAACTATGGATCGCTTTGACGGTGAGCTAATTGGCGATCCAAAGACTGCCATCAGAGAGGCAGAACTAATTCTCGAAAGCTGGATACGTCCGGTGAAGGCCACCACAGTTGTCCTGTGTTGGTCCTGCCCGACCCGTAAGTATTTCCGCCACGACATTTACCCTGAGTACAAAGGGAATCGTGGCGGGGAGAAACCCCCGACACTAGGCGCAGTCATTGAGCATCTGAAGAACAAGTACAAATCTGTTTGGTATGCAGGACTAGAAGCAGACGATGTCTTAGGTATTCTCTCAGGCAATCCTGATGTTCCTGATCCAGTGGTTATCAGTATCGACAAAGATATGCTGACCCTGCCGACTAAGTTTTATAACCCAGATAAATACACCAGACCAATTCGTAACAACGTCGGAATGGCTGACCGCTTGATGTTCAAGCAAGCACTGATGGGTGATTCAACAGATTTTTATAAAGGGGTGCCGGGATGCGGCAACGTAAAATCTGATAAAATATTAGACAGCGCACGGCCAAGCAACATGTGGCCCACAGTTCTTCAAACATTCTTGGATGCAAACCTTACGGAATCCTACGCGATGACGATGGTTCGTCTCGCCAGAATTTTACGCTTTGAAGATTACAATTTCGAAACAGGAGAAGTCCGATTATGGCACCCTACCCAGCCAATAATGATGAAGCCATCAGCCCTCAACACTACAAATTCGACAACGGGATCGAAACCATTGACTACATCCTTGGAGTCTGTGCCGAAATTGAAGGAGACGAAGCAGCCCTCGTTGCCAACATCCTCAAATACGTCAGTAGATATCGCGGCAAAGGAACCCCAAAACGAGACCTCGCAAAAGCCGCATGGTATCTCGAAAGGCTCCAAGACGAAGTCTACAAAAAAGAAGGGGGCGCAGAGGAATGATGATACAGCGTGAAGCCCTTTACAAAGAGTTTGCCATCATCGCGAAACACCCCATCGACGCAGAGCTTGACGTCGAGGAGATGTTCCGCCGCTTTCGTTTCATGAATGAAGAAGTGTCTGAGGTGTACGAAGCAATCTCTGATCTTGCGAAAGCACGGATAGAGACACCAGAGCTGGTAGCACATTTGCTGAAAGAATTAGCTGATGTGCAATACACCCTGTCAGGATTCGCCGCCACATTCGGTCTCAACTTAGACGCAGCTTATGTGCGCGTACATGAATCCAACATGTCCAAATTTCAACCTGATGGTCCTACCTATTCCGAAGACGGAAAGGTTCAGAAAGGACCAAATTATAAACCCCCATTTTTAAAGGACTTAGTTGTATGACAACACCTTCAACTCGCGCACAGGTAATCACCCGTCGCACATACAATCGACCACTCGACGCGGAAGGTAAAACATTTGAAACGTGGGAACAGACAGTCGAGCGCGTACTGTCCCACCAGAATTGGCTTTGGGAACGGGCGCAAGGTGCCCCTCTGTCAAACCAACAGCACGATGAACTTCAAGAGCTAGGCGCTCTGATGATTGAACGTAAGGTGTCCATGTCAGGCCGCACGTTGTGGCTTGGCGGCACTGAGGTGTCTAAGACGCGTGAAGCTTCGATGTTTAATTGCTCGTTCACTGAAGCCAAGACAGTATCCGATCTGGTCGATATTCTTTGGTTGCTACTACAAGGTGCGGGAGTTGGGTTCATACCTATGCCCGGCACTCTTAATGGGTTCAAACGTCCTATGGAAATCAAGTCTGTTCGCTCTGTGCGTACAGAAAAAGGCGGACGTGATACCAACAAAGAGACTTATGATGCAGCCACTAAGACGTGGACAATCAGCGTTGGTGATAGCGCAGAGGCATGGGCCAGAGCCGTTGGTAAACTTGTTGCTGGGAAGTTCCCCGCTGAGACATTGGTTCTCGACATGTCTGAGATACGTCCGGGCGGTGAGCGTCTGGCGGGATACGGTTGGATCAGTTCGGGTGACGAAGCGTTGAACCGTGCGTTCACAGCTATCGCTGAAATCTTATCCAAACGTGCTGGTCAGTTACTAAAGACAATGGACATCATGGATATTGTGAACTGGCTGGGGACTGTGTTGTCATCCCGACGATCTGCTGAGATTGCTCTTGTCACGTATGGCTCTCCCGATTGGAAAGAGTTTGCAGGGGCCAAGTACGAATACTGGGTGTCTAACCCCCAACGCGCTCAATCCAACAACTCACTTATCTTTGACACAAAGCCATCCAAAGCTGAATTAACTAACATATTTCAGATGATTTTGGACGCTGGCGGATCAGAACCGGGCTTCATAAATGGTGAAGCAGCACGGGCCAGAGCGCCTTGGTTCCGTGGTTGCAATCCTTGTGCAGAAATTCTGCTCGCTTCAAAAAGTGTGTGCAACTTATGCGAGATTGACCTGTCTAAATTTCAGGGTAATTCACACGCTTTACACGAAGCTGGACGTTTAGTTGCCCGTGCAAACTATCGCCAAACAGCCGTCAACTTTAATGACGGTGTGCTGCAAGAAGCTTGGCAACAGAACAATGATTACCTGCGTCTGTGCGGTGTGGGCATAACTGGGATCGTGTCATCTAACATGGACGCTTATGACTATAAGTCACTGCGGAACATTGTGGTTCAAGCTGCCTACTCTATGGCAGATGAACTGGACATGCCGCGTCCTAAGAACGTCACAACAATTAAGCCATCGGGAAGCCTCTCAAAGATATTTGACTGTCCAGAGGGAGCGCATAAGCCTTTGGGAAGATACATTTTTAATAATGTAAACTTCAGCAAGCATGATCCAATTATCGCAACACTGAAAGCTGCTAACTACCGCGTCTTTGATAACCCACAAGACCCCGACGCTGTATTAGTAACCTTCCCTGTTGAGTGGGCTGACGTGAAGTTTGACATTGTTGATGGCAAGCATGTGAATATCGAAACGGCTATAGATCAGCTTAATCGTTACAAAATGCTTATGGATCACTACGTTGAGCAAAACTGCTCAGTGACTATTAGTTACTCGCCTGATGAAGCAAAGGCCATCGTTGAATGGCTGCTCAACAATTGGGACAGCTATGTAGGTGTGTCGTTCATCCTTCGTGCAGACGCCAGTAAAA